CCTGTAGTTACATAGGATACGAACCCTGCAACCAATCCTAACATAGCGAGTCTACCATTGAGTCTTTCAGCATTCTTGCCGTATCCCTCATAGTTCTCGACCAATCGTGGTTGTACTTCAGTCGGAAATGCATTCTGGCGACCGCCTGATTCTGTTGTAACTGTCATAAACTTTTTGTTGTATATTAATATATAGCGTAACAAAACTTTACACTTTTGTCAAGTAAGGAAAAATAATATTATATATAAACATTTCTTATCACCAATCCTCATCATATGCATCAGGATTTTGCATGTTATACACTTTACAATAACCATGCACATCTAGATCTTTATGCCAGTGTGCCATGGTATGCATTCCCTCTATAAGGGCAATAAGAAAGAGTAGGAAGACTGGTGTATACCAGAGAGGGTTTGAAATGAGTTTCATAAAAAAAGACTCCCGAAGGAGTCTTGTATTTTTTTATATAGGGTTGTATACAGGTGTCATGATCCCACCCTCCGGATCATCATCGTCATCATCAGAAGCACGTAGAAACAATTCTACAAAAACAAGAGCACCAATAGGATAAAAACACCAAAGAACTGCTTTGAATGCAGAAATGTCTACTGATTCCATAACTTAGAATGTGTATCTTGTACCGATTTTACCAGACCAATCAACGTTATCGTTGTTAGTAGCACCGTAGATTTCTCCGTATAGTCCTACTTTTTCAGTGATCTGCTTTCCGCCACCAAGATATCCTGCTAGTTCAACGTCGCCAAACTCATCAGCAGTTTCTGTGTGCTGAACAGTTGGACCACCTGAAACATACCAAGAGATTCCGTTTGTTGTTACTCCTTCGTAACCAACTTGGAATTCTAAGTTTCCTGATGTATATGTACCGTCTGGATATGATCCATTTGCTTCTACATTAACGTATGGACCTGCAAAAGCAGCACCAGAGAATAGAAGTGGAGATGCAGCAAGTGCTGCGATTGTAGATTTTGTAAACATTTGTGTATTATTTTCTCGCATGGACAAAAAAAATGCCCTGCGGATGACATCGCCCCCGACATGGGGTGATGGTTTACGTAGGGGCACGATCTTTCGATCCCTTTGTAATGTTATTTAGACTATCACGATTGTTCGGTCTTGTCAACCCCCCTTAGAATTGAGAATCCTTTGACCTTTTTGAACTCAAGAATAGCGTTGAACTTCTCTACTAAGTCCTGCTTATGACTGATAACAAAGACATTAGCATCCTTTATAACATAACGAATGATCTTTAGGAACTCATCTGTACCCAGACCATCAAGTGAGGAATCGAACACTTCGTCCATGATAAGAAGATTAGTCACAACACTATTCTTCATCCTTGCTATCTCTCTCCATGTGAATAAAAGGGCAAGGTCAATCCTCATCTTCTCACCTTCAGAGAATGATGGGTATGAAAATTTATCGTGTATAGGTGACTCTATCTTCTCATTGAACTCTTCATCAAGTGTGAAGTTGATATAGAAGTCCATCATCTGCAAGTACTTGTTGACCTGTTGATTGATAAGAGGAATGTATTTCTTGATGATAGAACTCTTGACACCATCATCTTTGAGCAATATGTTTGCTTCTTGGAAGTATTCGTAATTCTCTTTTAGGTCTCCGTAATCAGCAAGGACTTGTTTTAGTGATGCCTTGTATGTACTTAGTTTCTCATGTTCAGAATTTCTGTTTTCAAGTCTAGTGGTAATAGTTTGAATTTCTTGTTCGAGTTTACTAGACTGTTTTCTTGATCCAGTAATCCGAACATTTGTCTGAGAAATTTCATTAGATAGATTGGAGATCTCCTTTTGTATAGAAATAAATTGCTTCTCTCTAGATTCTGCATCTGAGATAGCATCTTCGATCTCTTGGAGGTTATCCGTGAAACCGGAGATAGTTTTTTCTAGTTGTTCAATTTTATTTACACGAAAGTCTTCCTGTATAGTTTGTGTACATGTAGGGCATGATACATTGTCCTTGAAGAAGTCCCTTTCCTTCGTAGAATTTGTGTGTTTAGACTGTAACTTTCCTTTATATGTTCCTAGTTTTCTCAAAGTTTTACCTGCATCGGTATAGTCTTTGATCCTTTCTTCTTTCATCTTGAGATCATATAGAAGATTATCTACAAGAGTCTGATACTCTTCCATTTCATCCTCAAGATTCTGTACCTCCTGTCTCTTTGTGCTTATCTCTTCCTGTCCACTCTCTTCTATAGACTTGATAAAGTTTTGCTGCATGATGATCTTATCTGCAACACTCTCCTTCTTTAGATCTAACGTCTGTATACGATTCCTGACACCCTTTACTTTCTCTTTTAGGATGTCTGACATGGTAGAGAAGACTCTGATGTCTAGGAGATCTTCTATAACTTCCCTTCTATGTGGAGCACTAAGTTGCATAAAGGGAACGAAAGAAGCAGACCCAAGTATAACAATTTGAGTGAACGATTTGTAGTTGAGTTTGAGTATTTGCTCTTCCAAAGACTTCTGTTGATCTTGTGCATTAGCATCCTCGTTGAGTTTGTTTCCATTTCTTTCTATAATAAATCTGTTTGGTTTGATGCCTCTAATAATTTTGTACTGTGTGCTATGTACAGAGAACTCTAGTTCTACAAGACAGTCTTTATCATTAGAAGAGTTTACAATTTGACCCTTAGTTATCTTACGAAAAGGTTTATTGAATAGTGCAAAGCATAAAGCATCAAGTATGGTAGATTTTCCCGCACCATTTTTACCTATGATGACTGATGTGCCATGCTCATTCAGTGTAATGTTAGTAAACTGATTTCCTGATGATAGGAAATTTTTATATCTTATCTCTTTGAATTCAATCATCCCTATCTACTGGAATCACAATGTCATCTGGTGATATTATAGTATACTTTACCTTTGCTCGCTCACATGCTGTGATAGCAACAGTATCCTGCACCTCTATAATCTCCATATCAGGATGGTCTTTCGCTTCAAGTTGTATGCCATAGCGTTCACAGTCATCACGTTCCTCAAAAAGAAAGACTACTTTCTCTCCTGCACCGTCTTTGACTGCATATGCACCTTCATCTGTAAAACCTTTGGGAGCAAGAATCCACATTAGACAGTCACCTCGCATGCTTCTTGGTACATATTCTTGAGAATAGATTTTATTCTACCTTTATCAAGATCAGTTTCTAGGTCATCTACAAATTTATCTAACAGTGTCACGGTATCTTCAGTCTGTTCTACTATTGTATCATCTAATTGAGATCCGTCAATCTTTTCTACAATCTTGAGATCATAGGGTCCTGCATGAGACAATGCATCGATAAACCTTTCATACTCTTTCTTATTTGACTTTTGAAATACAACAACCTTTACAATTACATCTTTATAATCTTGGAATCTAAACAGTTGTCTAGGTGTATCGTTATACTTGATGACTTTGTACATCTGGTAAGGGTTGTTGACTGGTTCAAGTTCTAGTGTATCGGTATCAAATATATGAAACCCACGAGTATCGTTACAATCATTCCAATACATCTCGTATGGATTACCTAGATAAGATATAGTACCATCAGTGGAACGAGTATGATAATGTCCAGAGAAAGTTTTAGTAAATTTCTTGAAAGGGAGAGCGTCAGCACCGTCTTCCATTGTATATCCATGATGTGCAGAGAATCCGTTGAGTTCGAGATGACCCATACAGACTTTGGCACGAGATCTTTTTATAGTGGCATAAGTCCTTTCACTATCATCTGATGTTATCCAAGGAACAAATAATACTTTGAGTTTGTCAAATGTTCTTTCCTCTGGATTGACAATGACATCTATATTATCGTACTCTCTGAGTAGCAGATCTATGGTGTTGATATCATTTGTATTCTTATAGTATGCTGTATGATTTCCGACAATAGATGTAAGTTTACATCCCATATCTCTCAACTTATCAAAGTAATTTCTTTGTGACCAGTCTAAAGAATATAAATCAATACCCTTTCTAGAGTCAAACGTATCACCCATATCAATCACAGTGTCAATACCACGTTCCTCTAACGTAGGAAAGAACACATTGTCATAGAACTTTTTGAAGTAACTATGAAAATGCTTTGATCCTTTCTTGAACCCAAAGTGTTGATCTGTGATGATAGCGACTTTCATTTTATAAAGTTATGCTTTGATGTGCTGCTCTTTGTTCTGTTGTGTATGACAATGAACTTATCTGCTGCAAACGTACCTGCAAGACAGACATCAATCTCGTCGCCATCTTCCCAGTTCAAATCACCATTCTTTTTGGTGTGAAGCATTGCTTCTTGTATCTGGTCAATTACTTCATTCGTTAATTTCATACTCAATTTCAATAACTTTAGATGATCTACCAGTAGAGTTTGCTCTGGTAAGTTTTGTCATGTTACCGCCTAATGACTTAGCGATGTGTTCTAGTTCCTCTAGACATTGTGCTTCAAGATCCTCGTATGGATCGTAATACCTGTCAACTTTCATGAATTCCGAATTGGGATAAATCGTACTTAGGTTTAGTTAGGGGTTCACCTTTACGAGGTGTTGGTTCACCTATCTTTGCTAGGATGTCACCGGGTATCTTTTTGAGAGTGATGTCATAAGGTATAGGTGCATTTGATACACAGACACGAACACATTCCCACTCCTCTTCTGTGAGAGTGTAGGTCATCTATTACCTCTTTGCTGAACATTATCTTTGATAGAGTTGTAATCAGACCAACTACCACCATCATCAGTTGTCATCACTTCTTCAAATCCAGACTTATCAATTATCTTTTGTCTAATCTCTAACTGTTTCTTTTCTTTCTGTATTCTTCTGAGAAATGCATAATGTATGATCTGTGTAAAGTAAGCAAAAGGATTCGAGGATTTCTCAGGATTAAAATTATTAATGTACTGAACGCAATTTTCGATTCCATCAGAGATCATGTCCTCCTTGAACATATAGTTTACAAAGTTCGGTTTATACGACAAATGTCTTGCTATCTTCATGAAGCATTCGCCAAGGTATCTGGGGATGACCGGTCTAGGGTCACCTTTCCCCTCTGCTTCCTTGATATCTGCCTTGTACTGGACAATAGCATAGAGAAACTCTTTGTTATTGACGTAATGTTCCGAACGTTTTCTGACCATCTTATGTGTAGATTATGTTCAAATTATAGCACAACTTGACAACCCTGTCTATTCTATGTACAATAACTCTGTAAGGGTTCAAGGGATGGCTATATTAATTACTCTTAGATTTATAAAGTTTCTCTAGAATATCTCTTGCTTTAGACACACTACTGATGTATCCCATATCTTTAGTTAGATCAGGATTAGTTTGTTTAAAACCATGTTCTACAACATCTTTATAGGTATCTACTATCTCATCGCTAGTAATTTGGGATAGAGTAATTACTTTCTCTAAAGGTAAGACGTAAGTATCGTCGTCAGTCAACTTCATCCATGGTTCAAACTTATACCCCATGGGTATATTCGTTCCGGGGGAACGAATTTCTTTACATACAACTGGGTTTGCTATTACAACATTCTCTGGTCTGCCAGTATTATCCACTATAACCATTGCTAGTATCTCTTCTCCAGACACCAGTTTCAATGAAGCATAAAACTCATCATAGGGTTCATCCGATTTTGATTTGGAGAATTTCATAGTTGAATTTTTCTTCGTTATAGTATTTGATCCTTTCGATCAAGTGGTTTAGTGTGTAGTTGTTTCTCGACCCCTTCTTTGTATCATCTGCTATATCATATAAAGTTGCACTTACCTTATTGTTTCCTTTCCTTAGAACTCTACCAATAGATTGAAGTGTTCTGATTCTAGACTTACTAGGGGAAGCAAAGATAATGTTGTGCAAATTTTTGATGTTGATGCCTGTTGAGAATGTACCGAATGATGCTACTATTATAGCATCTTTTTCAGTCTCAGTAATCTTTCTGACTTCTTCTCTTTCTTGAGCATCCACACCTCCATGAACAAAGAATACCTTTCGGTTACCAGTATTTATGAGGTCGAATAATACCTGTCCATGGGTGGCAACCCGACTATAAAGTATCAAAGTGTTGCCTTTCAAGTCATGAGTAAGGTTCTTGATAAACTTATTTCTCTTCTCATGATTGATAAGATACTGAACTTCATCCTCATACGTATCAAATTTCTGAGGTTCATGCTTCATCAACAAAACCTTGATGTTCAACTTAGCAAGATACCCTGCATCCTGTAGTTTCTTAGTGCTTATTATCTTATATGATGGACCAAATAATCCTTCGAGCACCCATTTGTGAGTCTGTGTACCATCAAGTGTACCCGTAAATCCATACCTATACTTTGTATCTGCCATCTTGGTCATGATACTTATCAGTGATTTGGATTTGAACTGATGTGCTTCATCACCTATAACCACTTCAAAGTTAGCAAACCATTTACGATCTAGTTTGTATATACTCTGCCATGTAGAGATGATGACTGACTGCTCAGTGTTTCGTGGTGCACCACCATAAATCTTATAACAATATTTCTCTGCATCCCATCCATAGTCCTCGAAGTCCTTATACATCTGCTCCACAAGTGATGTAGTAGGGACAATTAGAAGTATCTTTCTACCATTTTCAGCATGATATCTGCATATAGAGTAGATCATAAGTGATTTACCAGATGCAGTTGGTGATATAAGTAACCTTCTATTACGTCTCAGAGCGTCTGTAACACCCTCTATCTGATAATCTCTAGGTTTATACTTAGATATCGTTGTCAGATAGTCCTTTACACCCTCTTCTGAGAATGAATCATTCTCTTCATAGGGTAAACCATAGTGTTTATTCTCTTCAAACTCAAATGTATATGAATATCTCTCGCAAAAAACTTGTAACTTATCAATCAGTCCACAATAAATCTCTCCTCTATCCATATTGAATAGACGGATCTTACCATCCCAATACTTGTTACGGTATTGAGGCATAAATTTAGCACCCGGAACATCAAAAGTGAATTGATCTTGTAACTCGTGCCTTATATGTGGGTCACATTCAACTCGTAAGAATACTTCGTTCTTCTTACGTATAACCAGATCAGCCATAACCAGAAGTAAAACGTCGCCACTCTATTGCATTCTTGATTTGATATGTTCTATTAGTAATCTGTTTTAGTATCTCTTCAATGTAGCGAAGCATCATATCATAATACTCTCTTTTTAGAGATAGGTTTTTTAGTTTTTCGTCAGCGTCGAGATAAAGTTTTAGATCATCTTTATCTCTTACCTTGTATGGAAAAGGTTCTTCTGCATATACAGCAGCAGTCGCTTTCCCTTGGTAATACTGTCTTCTTTCTAATAGAACTTTAGAGTAT